CTACTAGCGAACCGCAATGCAAAACTACAAGACGTGGCAGACGCGTGTAATGTTAGTTTAGGATACGTCTGCAAACTAGTTGACCGAATAAGTTCGGAAAATTGGCGCGAAGAAGTGCCCACAAAGGTAGTGGATGCTATACAAACGTGGTGTCGTGCAAAGGTGTTAGACACCGCCAAAGGCTATGTAACGAAGGACCGTGCATCAGACCACGGCGACATGGAAGCGAACTTTGTTCGCATAGCTACATTGTGGAACGCACACTTGGGGCTGATAGACTTTATCAAACCACACGATGTGCCTGTGCTTATGACGTTGTTAAAAATTGCAAGGATAGGATCAAACCCGAAGCATATGGACAACTGGGTAGATGCCTGTGGGTACATGGCTTGTGGTGGCGAGTTAGCAAGCAAGCTCACGGAGGAAGACTGATGGATCTCATCACGTTAGATTTTGAGACATATTATTCGCGTGAGTACAGTCTTTCCAAAATGACAACCGAAGAGTATGTGCGCGACCCACGCTTTGAAGTTATAGGTGTGGGTGTCAAAGTAAACAATGCCGAAACCGAATGGGCTAGTGGAACACATAGGCAGATAGAGAATTATCTGCGTGAGTTTAATTGGGCTAATAGTTTGGTGTTAGCTCACAATACCATGTTTGATGGTGCGATACTGTCTTGGCAATTTGATATACACCCAAAAGCGTTGGCTGATACAATGCACATGGCGAGAGCCTTGCATGGTGTGGAAACGTCTGCTGCACTTAAAGCAGTCGCATTGCGATACGATGTAGGAACTAAGGGCACTGAAGTTGTACGTGCTATGGGTAAACAACGAAAAGACTTCTCTCCTGATGAGTTGTCAACGTATGGTGACTACTGTGTTAACGATGTCGGATTAACATACAAACTCTTTAACATCATGGCACGTAAATTCCCGCGCAAGGAACTAAAGTTAATCGACCTTACGTTGCGCATGTTCACCGAACCAACACTAGAGTTGAATGATGAACTGCTGACTAACCATATTGAAAATGTTAAGAAGCGTAAAGCGCAGTTGATGGTTGACGCAAACATTCAAGACAAGAAAGACTTGATGTCCAACCAGAAGTTTGCTGACCTACTGACAGGTTTAGGTGTAGTGCCCCCAACAAAGATTAGTCCCACTACCGAGAAAGAAACCTACGCGTTTGCTAAAAGTGACGAAGAGTTTAAGGCACTGCTCGAACACGACAACGATAAGGTTCAAGCCTTAGTCTCTGCACGTCTGGGTACCAAAAGTACCTTAGAAGAAACACGTACTAAGAGGTTTATAGATATATCCTCACGCGGTAATCTCCCTGTACCCGTTAGATACTACGCCGCACACACTGGTCGTTGGGGCGGTGATGACAAGATCAACCTGCAAAACCTACCGAGCAGAGGACCAAATGCCAAAGCATTAAAGAGTGCGATCATAGCACCCGAAGGTCACACAATTATAGAAGCTGACTCCGCACAGATAGAAGCGCGTGTCCTAGCATGGCTTGCGGAACAGGATGATCTTGTTAGTGCGTTCACTAACAAAGAAGATGTATACAAGAAGATGGCATCCACTATCTACGGCGTTGCAGTAGAAGACGTTACCAAGGATCAACGTTTTGTCGGTAAGACTACGATACTTGGCGCAGGATATGGTATGGGCGCATTAAAGTTTCAAGCGCAGCTAAAGTCTTTTGGGTTTGACATGGAGTTGGACGAAGCAAGACGTGTTATAAATATATACCGAGATGCTAATTGGAAGATAAGCCAACTATGGCGCAACTGTCAGAACATGCTACGTTATATGGTACAAGGGGATAAGCTGCTAGTGGGTCGGTCCGGAGTTTTGGACATAGATCCCACAGGTAAAGCTGTTATACTGCCTTCTGGATTGTCCATGTTTTACCATGGCTTGTTTATGCAGCAAGAAGAAAAAGGTCCACAATATTACTATAAGGTACGCGCAGGGGAAAAGAAGATTTACGGCGGTAAGGTTGTAGAGAATGTTTGCCAAGGTATCGCGCGGTGTATTATAGGTGACCAGATGTTACGGATTGCCAAGAGATACAAAGTAGTGTTAACTGTACACGATTCAATCGTATGCTGTGTGCCCGATGCCGAAACCGCTGACGCTAAAGCGTACGTTGAAGAATCAATGCGATGGGTGCCTGAGTGGGCGGAAGGGTTACCAATCGACTGTGAAGCAGGCACCGCCAAATCATATGGAGAATGTGAGTGAACGCAGCCCCTTGGTCGTATAGTAAACTCAAAGGTTTTGAAACGTGCCCAAAACAGTTTTACCATGTGAACGTTTTGAAGGAACACCCCTTTGTAGAAACCGAAGCAATCCGTTACGGAAGCGCTTTTCACAAAGCAGCCGAAAATTATATTGGTAAGGGAGAACCAATAGACCCAAAGTTTATTTTTGCACAGAAAATGCTTGATAGTCTCAATGACAAGCGTGGTGTTAAGTTAACAGAGCGTAAGATGGGGCTGACTGAAAACCTAGAACCGTGTGGTTTCTTTGATAAAAACGTATGGTTTCGTGGTATAGCGGATCTTATCATAGTGGACACACTTGGCGGCGCTGCGTGGGTGATTGATTACAAGACTGGTAAGTCGTCACGGTATGCAGACAAAGGACAGTTGGAGCTTATGGCGTTAACTGTGTTTGCGCACTTCCCTGATATAGATAAAATACGTGCAGGGTTGCTGTTTGTAGTAGCAAATGATCTTGTCAAGGACAAATATACTGTTTTTGATAAAGACAAATTATGGGAGAAATGGTTATCTAAACATGGTATAATGAAAGAAGCATTTAGAAATAATGTTTGGAACCCTAAACCTAGCGGATTATGTAGACGACATTGTCCTGTTACTGAGTGTCCGCATAACGGAGCAAATTGATGCCATACAAAAATAAACCACGCCCCTATAAAAAAGAATACTCGCAACAAAAGAAACGCGGTGAGCACGAGAACCGTATGGAGCGCCAGAAAGCTAGGCGCAAAATGGATAAAACTGGTAGAGATGCCAACAAGAACGGTAAGGCCGATAAACGAGAGGGCAAGGATATTGCTCACAAAAAACCACTAAGTAAAGGTGGGAAAAACAAAGACGGTGTAAAAGTACAAAGCCGCAAAAAGAATAGAGCAGCAGGTGGCGCACTAAGTAAAGGTAAAAAACGTTAGTGCCACACTAACACGGAGTGAACATGAAGATAGTAAATGATAAGGCGTTGCTGTTAAAGTTACGCAATCCCAAACGTATCACCGAAACGATACCGAGGAGTAAAGAAGTAAGCGCAACCGAAGTTGCTGTGAGCTGGGGAGTGGACGAGGTACACACTCTAAGAAGTCTTGGTGTAAAAGCTCCCTCTCCAATTACAAAACGATACAAGTGGTCAGGGCGGTTTAAACCTATGGATCACCAACGCACTACCGCCGAGTTCCTAACGCTCAACCGCAAGTCATTCTGTTTTAACGAACAAGGCACAGGTAAGACCGCCGCAGCTATTTGGGCAGCAGACTTCTTAATGAACCAAGGCAAAGTGCGCCGTGCCCTTGTTATATGTCCACTATCCATCATGGACTCAGCTTGGCGAGCCGATCTCTTTGAAGTAGCTATGCACCGTAAAGTTGATGTTGCGCATGGAAGCGCAGATAAGCGTAGGAAAATAATTAACAGCGATGCAGAGTTTATTGTAATCAACTACGATGGTGTAGAAATTGTAGAAGAGGACATACGTAACGGTGGGTTCGATCTAATTATTGTGGACGAGGCTACGCATTATAAGAACGCACAGAGTAAACGGTGGAAGTGTTTAAATCGGTTGGTGACTGAAGATACTTGGCTGTGGATGATGACAGGTACACCTGCCGCACAGTCGCCGCTTGACGCATATGGACTAGCTAAACTTGCTAATCCTCAATCTGTACCACGATTTTTTGGGTCATTCCGCGATCAAGTCATGTTTAAAATATCGCAGTTCAAATGGATACCGAAACCAACAGCTACCAACACAGTGTATAACGCTCTACAACCTGCCATACGGTACACCAAAGAACAGTGTCTTGACCTTCCAGAGATGACATACGTTAAACGTGCGGTTGAGTTAACACGTCAACAGAAAAAGTATTACAAAGAATTAAAAAACCGACTTGTGATGGAAGCAGCAGGCGAAGAAGTGACCGCACACAATGCTGCCATATCTATGAATAAACTTTTGCAGATTAGCGCAGGTGCAGTCTACACCGATAAAGGTGACACACTAGAGTTTGATATTAAACACAGGTACAACGTACTGAAAGAAGTCATTGATGAGAGTAGTCAAAAGGTTCTGGTGTTCGTACCTTTCAAGCATACGATTGACATACTAACAGAGAAACTACGTAAAGACGGAATTACCGCTGAAGTGATTCGCGGAGATGTGCCTGCTACGAAGCGTACAGAGATATTTAAACGCTTCCAAACAACCCCTAAACCCCAGATATTGGTGATACAGCCGCAATCAGCAGCACATGGTGTGACTTTAACAGCCGCGAATACTGTTGTATGGTGGGGGCCAACCTCTTCCTTGGAAACATATGCACAAGCAAATGCACGTGTTCACAGGTCAGGACAAAGACACCCATGTACGGTAATCCAACTACAAGGATCAGCCGTAGAAAAACACGTCTACGCATTACTTGATAGTAGAATAAACGTACACTCAAAAATTATAGATTTATACAAAGAAATACTTGACTAGCTCAACGGTTGTTGCTAGATGTTAATTCCCGATAAAGGAGAACAACATGAGCAATGCAAAAATCTCTATCGAAAAACTAACAGCTACGTATATAAAAATAAGGGACAAGCGTAGTAAGTTAGCGACAGAGTTTAAGACAAAAGATGATGAATTAAAGTCCCAACAAGATAGAATCAAACGCGCACTTCTTGAACATTGTAAAGAACATGACGTTGAAAGTGTTCGCACTGCGGAAGGTTTATTCTATCGCACTATCAAAAAACGTTTTTGGACGAACGACTGGGAGTCCATGCACAAGTTTATTCTAGATCAGCAAGTGCCTGAGTTTTTAGATAAACGTCTTAACCAATCCAACGTAAAGCAATTCCTTGAAGATAACCCTGACTTGTTACCACCGGGGCTGAACGTGGATTCAGAATATGCGATAGCAGTGAGGAAAAAATGACTGAAGCGAAGAGTCCATTTGTGACAATAGAAAGTCTGGCACAGTATTTTCACGTGTCAGTATCTACGATCCGTGCATGGGTACGGCAGGGGCATATCCCCGAAACTACTTACATTAAACTTGGCAACACTTATAGGTTTAACCGCGATCAGGTAGCTGACGCACTTACTTTGATGCAAAAAGAAGCAGAGTTAGAGGGTGATGCAGTAACCGCCACAGGTGTAGTGGGTAGCGTAGTTGCATCTAGCAATGGTGACGAGCAGTTAGAATTAAATTTCGATACTGACGAAGATGTATAATGCACCGCATAAGTTTACGTGGTGGACAATTTCGTAAACTGGTTAAAGGTGAACAAGTTAGTGCGTGTGCCGATAGGTCACTTAACTTAGTGATTTTAGACGCTGCGAAAGTGTCACGCGCTTACTATGCAGGGGAGTATGACCCTGATAGTCCGACTGGCCCGACATGTTGGTCAGCAGATACTAGTGCACCTGCACCAGAGGTGAGGCAAGAAGATCGCCAATCCAATCGCTGTATGGACTGTACCCAGAATATTAAAGGGTCGGGTTCGGGTATGTCACGCGCATGTCGTTTTGCGCAGCGGCTAGCCGTAGTATTAGAGGATGACTTTACAAATGTATACCAACTGCAAATACCTGCGACATCATTATTTGGTAAGGCACAGGAAGGTAAAATGCCGATGCAAGCCTATGCACAATATCTAAATTACCATAGCACTTCTCCTATATCTGTGATTACCGAATGTGCATTCGATCAGAATAGTGTTGTGCCTAAACTGTTTTTCAAGGCGGTACGCCCCCTTGAAGAAAGCGAAGTAAGTCTCGCAATGGAAAGGGCAGACAGCCCAGAAACCAAAGAGGCTTTACTAATATCAACGCCCACAAGAGGCTCAATCTTTGCGGAAGTAGATGGTTTTGTCTACGACGCAAATTTAAAATAAGGAGACTTTTATGTCTGAACAATATGTGATTAAAAAAATTACCACCATGTACCCTAAACTAGACAAGACGTACCGTTTTGATGCTGAACAGCAGCGATCCGTTTCTTGTAGCCCGTTAGATGATGGAGCCGAATATTCGGTTAACTTCATAATGGATGGCCCAACTGCCAAAGAGTTATGGGCATACATGAAAGAAACTTATAACGCCGAGAAGAAAAAGAATTGGCCTGAGATAAAAAACCCATTTAAAAAGACAGAGGATGGGATGTGGTCACACAAAGCTAATCTTAAAGGCGCATACAACGGCGAAAAGACTAGGAAACCATCGCAAGTTGATTCAAAAGTACAAGCACTGCCAGACGACTTTCAGTTAACTAGTGGCAGCACCGCGAATGTTGCGGTTAAGGGTGTACCTTACAATGGTTCAATGGGTTGTGGATGCTCACTTAGATTGCAAGCAGTGCAGGTTCTTAAACTTGCTGAACGTCCGCAAGCGTCTCCATTTGGGGCTGAAGAAGGCTTTGACTCGCAAGAGAGTAGTCCGTTTACCGCTGTGGATCAGAACGAAATAGAGGCACCCGCCTCTAAAAAATCAAACAATGTGCTTGAAGACACACCTGTGAAAGAACCAAAAGTTAAGAAAAAAGAAGAAGTACAAACTTCCAATGACGATCTTAGCGACCTTGTTGATGCGTGGGATGACGCTGACGAGTAATTTTGGAGCCGTGACTGTAACAGGTCACGGCATTTCTTTCATGGGCAAGAGCAATGCAAACAAAAACATTTATGCAAAGCGTGGTGCCTCACGAAGGATGGTACTGTGTATTTGCCGCGAATAAAACAGGACAACGTAAACAAAAGTTTTACGACTCCATAGACCATGTACTAGACGCATCGCATGACCTAGACGCAAACGGTTACGATGTGTATTTTGCACTGGCTACTTTCGGCGAAGCGGGATCTCGTAAGCAAGAGGACGCAATAAAATTACGTTCGTTCTTTATGGATCTAGACTGTGGAGAAGGTAAAGAGTTTCCCACACAACATGCCGCTATAAAAGAATTACGTAGGTTCTGTAAAACACTCGACCTACCTAAACCTGTAACGGTCAACTCAGGGCGTGGAGTGCATGTATACTGGCCTTTGAGTGAAGATGTAACCCCTGACGAGTGGACACCCATAGCCGAGCGGCTTAAATTATTATGCGCACAACACAAGTTTGACGCTGACCCTGCAGTGACTTCAGATGTCGCCAGAGTCTTACGTGTCCCGGGGACTAGGAACTACAAGGATAATACACCTAAAGAAGTTACGGTGTTTGGGCTAGAACAGATACAACCAATAGACTTTGACAAATTTTCAGAGTTGGTTGGTGGTGGTGTGATACC